AAATACCCACGCCGGATTTTGTAAGGACTTTACGACAGTATCCTATACTAAATAGTATGTTGGATTCGTACATTTACTTACAAAATCCGGCGTGGGTATTTCGCGGAAATGTTGTTTCCCACATGGCCTGCGTTACGCACCAGCATGTGGCTCGGAACGTATGTATTTTCCCAATCAGATCCAAGATTTGGTTGTGCCACGCGATGGCAGGGCTCTATACGAGGATATACGTAGCAGTGCTCATGGCGCTCACAATTACACCATGCACCCAACCCAGATTGCACTTTGTTTTCGATGCGAATCGCAACCATCCGACGGGTCGCAAACACTTTCATCAGCATGGCATCATTTTTCGTGGCACGCTGCGATGCGGGCGTGGCAAACGCGCGCAAACGCACCCGACAATCATTCGGTTTTCCAATGCAACCCCCGTCGGCTTGACACCGTCGATGGCAATCAAGATCATGTCCGGGTCGGACACCGCCCAAGCACGCGACTTGCTCTTATTGAGCGATGTGCCGTGCGATCGACGTCGGACTTTCTTCAGCACGGGCTTTAGCAACATGGTGCTGAGTGATGTATACTACAACAACAACCGAATGGACCGGCGGGTCGAATGCGTCGAGCGGATGGACCCGGTCAATCACATCCTGGCGAAAACGAATCCACACACACGCGCGCTATCAGTCTCGCATGTGTTTGACGATACACTCGCCGTGTTGGTCTACCCGACGACGCACCCGCAGATCGCCGACTTGTCGGATTTCGACCCAAGCCGACGGTACGCAATGAAACTATCCGTATACGGCATCACCATCGGCTCGGAAGGGCAACAGCAGATCGCACAAGTGGGCATCATCCGGATCCATCGTCAAACGCCCACCCTCGACGACGGCACCATCCCGCTGTACTTTCGGCACCACGCGCTGGATAGACAGTACGAAGCGCAGTACGCGCAGTTTATGGCATCCGGTCGACTCGGGACGCGATACTGGGGTGGTCTGATTGGGAGTCGATTTGAGGAGGACGTGGCCTTTCACACGCGGGCGCCGTCCGAATCGTCGGCGTGCATCGAGTACAACCAGTTTGTGCTGCAGACAACGACCGACATCTACCATCGTTCGGTGCGTGCACGGGCGCGTTCGGGGTGAGAGCCCGACAAATGGTGCTCCCAGTGCCCTTCATCCCATGTGGTAAACATTGTCATGCCACTGCCACTGGGTGCCGTTTTTCTAGACGTGGGCACTGAGGCCAAAGTGTCGTCCTTTGCCGCCCTCGGGTAAAACGCATGCACGAGAGCGTAGAAAAGAACCATCGATAACAATCAAAGCACGGACGTAAACATCTCAATGCGCCAAATCAACGAATTGTCCTTTTCATATCCGTCTCAGACGCTCTCCGAACACCCTATCGCATCGGTGGCTTCCCGATTGGGTGCGACCTTCGGGGTGGTTTTCCGCGTGTCCCCGTCGCGGCTGAGCGTGACATGTGGTCCGAGATTAAGAGTCTGATGTGTATTAGTTCCACTGTGGCGAACAAAAAAATCGCACTTTCGGGCCTCGGGTAAAACACGTATGAAAACGTAGATAAGAAAACTCGATAACAACAAAAGCAAGGATTTGGGAATGTTAATGCACCAAAATGGATTCCAATGGTCCAAACAATTACCTTTTTGGGTGTTTTCCGACCCAAATCATTGCTGTTGTTGTTATCGAGTTTTCTTTATCTACGATTTTCATGCCACTTTCGACCGAGGCCTGAAAGTGCGACTTCTTTGTTCGCCACAATGATTAGTTCTGTGCGCCTTTGCGCATTGAAAGGCAATGAAAACACCCATTTAGCCAGTTTCTTTTGAGTAAATTTGAGTAAATACATACATTCCGGCATACTGTTTCTTTGTCAAAACTATTTGCGTTAAATACAGTCTCTTAGTCTCGAACATAACCATGAAACACAATAAATAATACTCCCACATACTGTAAAACTCAGGTGTAAAAAAAGGACGGATTAGATTTTCGTAACGATTTCCAGTTTGATTTGAAGGATTTATACCACTCGTTCAAGGTTTTCACATAGCTAATTGACAAGTTTTGGATATGATGATACATCAAACTTTGCCTATCAATTGCCCCTAGTATACGCTCGAGTGTTGGTGCATGCCCCCTGGAAAAATATATATCAATCCATTCATCGCATGTGTATTGTTCTACACCAGTGAAATATTTTGATTGTGTTGGCATTGTCATAGTGTGCAATACGAAAATCCCATCATCCGTAAGAATTTGATTGCAACACTTGAGGAATGTATCAATTTTTTACTCCAACATGCTCAAACATACCAACACTTACTATCCTGTCGTATTTTGTTTGCTCGTTTGGTAAGTCACGGTAATCACACCATGTATATTTGAGGTTTTTAACGGCTGGAACGCACGCCCTTTAACACGGCTGGAACGCAAGCCCTTTAACACGGCTCGTCCGTTAGCCGTCAAGCCCTTTAACAAGGCTCGTTTGCTCACTTTACTTTACAACCTCGTCGCGACCTTTAACACCGTAATAAAGATATCTTTGGCACGCCCTTTAACACAGCACAGTATGCCAGTGTAATGTATGCGTTTGGTTTTTATTAACTTTATGCTCCCCAAACGAAGATTTGGGAAGGATGAACAAAGGATGAAATCCAGATTTTCGACTGACTTTTCAACTATTCGTAGGCTGAATCGTAGCCCAAATCGAGTACTAACGACCTTGACAAGTGCGTCCTTCGAAATCCGGATTTCATCTTTTGTTCCTCCTTCCAACATCTTCGTTTGGGAGGGATAAACTTTATCAGCGCATCTGTATGCGATTTTATTTGTAACTTTATGCTCCCCAAACGAAGATTTTGGAAGTCCGAACGAACATCTCAGAACGCGTTTTCGAAGCACTTTTCAACGTTTGGTGGCCCAAATCCAGTACTCACACCCTTGAAAATCCAGTACTCACACCCTTGAAAAGTGCTTCGAAAACGCGTTCTGAGATGTTTGTTCGGACTTCCAAAATCTTCGTTTGGGGAGCATAAACTTGTAATCCATACAAGAGACATCGCATCATCAACCCACCCAGACCCCGAAATCCCCGATGAAAAGATGCTCATACGGGCACGAAACGCCGATTGGACGACAAAATGGACAATCGTGATTCGGGGACTGACCCAACCCACATCGTGAACGCCCTTTACTTTAACACGGCTCGCTGGCACGCCCTTTAACACGGCTCGCTGGCACGCCCCTTAACACGGCTCGTTGACGGTCGCCGTGTGCGACGAATGTATCTTAAATGCATCTTTTTGTGGAAATATGGAAATATGGATCGATCATCGTGAGGTGGAACTAAAACGGACCATGGTCGACGCCTTCGTCCATGCCAAGCAACTCGACATCGGCGACGTCGTGTTTGCACACGAGGGACGAATCCTCGCGGTGTTTGAGCGCAAGACCGCAAGTGACCTGTCGTCCTCCGTCGTCGACGGTCGCTACGTCGAACAAAAGGCACGACTCCACGCATTTTCGACGACGCACAACGTGCCTGTGGTGTACATCATTGAGGGGTGCAGCATGATTTGCCACAACGATTCCAGGCTGTCAGACAGCAGCCTATCGGCGCTGAAAATTTCCATGGTATTCGACCACGACATCAAGGTCGTGTACACGGAGAACGTGCAACAAACGGTCGAGTTTTTGCGTCGCGCGTTCCGGCACCTCTCATCCCACCTCGACGCCGATGCGTGTCCTAAGGCGACAATGGACGACATCATGTGCATGAAGAAGAACCGCCTCATAACGTCCGCCAACTTGTTCAGGTTGCAACTTTCCCAAATCCCCGGTGTGAGCATCAAACTGTCGCAGATCATCGCATCCACGTTTGAGAACAGCGCCGTGTCGTTTTTCGCCACGCTCGCCAAAGACGGTCGCGAATCAATGGAGCAACGGATCGCCGCGCTGCAAACCAGGTCCAACCGCACCATCGGTGCGAAGACGGCGCGCAAAATCATCCAGTACATCCAGTAACACTCACCCACCAGTGGGCAACCACGACCCTATCGTCGTTCCATCTCATCGCGTGTGACGACGTGGTGTCGATAAAAATCACACGGTGATGTTTTCACGAGGATGGGCATGTCGAAATATGATCCTGTAAATTTCAACATGCGCATCTCGCCTCATAGCAACATCACCATCATTTTCCCCGACGATTCTGAGGACTCGTGCGTAGCGCAGTCTGGTGCTACGCCGTGTTACCCAACACGAGGGTGATGTCGGCACTCTATAAAGTTTACCCCTCCCAAACGAAGAGTTGGAAGGTCGAAGCGCATCAACTGACCACCTGACCATGCTAAAGGGTGTGTGCCGGGTCCACAGTAACACTGTGCGAGTCGCGGTGCGACGTTAGTATCATCCGATGTGTCTGTAGAGTTCACAAGATGATGCATTAGGGGAGGGTCTGTCGTTTTTTCACATGACGATGCGTCTATCGAACTCACAAGTCCCACATGTGACATGAATCACATGATGCGTCTGTCAAACTTACAAGTCTCATATGTGTCATGAAATCATAGCATGCAAATTTACCCTCACAAACGAAGATTTGGGAAGGATGAACAAAAGATGAAATCCAGATTTTCGAAGCAATTTTCAAGGGCGTGAGTACTCGATTTGGGCCACGAACCGTGGAAAAGTGCTTCCTTCGAAAATCCGCATTTCATCTTTTGTTCATCCTTCCCAAATCTTCGTTTGGGGAGCATAAAATTTGATTGTCGAACTCACAAGACGATGCGGACATTTGGGTCTACCGTGTTGAAGCTTAAGGGGCGTGCAATGACATGCGCCGTGCATGCCAGCCGCTTCACATGATGATGCGTCTGTCATTGAGACTGTCAAACTCACAAGTCTCATAATGACATTATGAGACTCATGATGATAGCATGCTGATGTGTCTGTCGATTCAGTGTCGAACTCAACTTCGAGTCACAAGATGATGATAGCCGCTGATGACACGACGAAAGCATCGCCTGACCGTGTGAGAGATGCGCGTGCACGCAAACGTAATGCACAGGTGACTTGGGTGAACCATTTGGCATCGCGTCCGAGACTCTGGAACGGAGAGTCTTCCGGATGGCCACCTCACTTTCATCGTCGAAGCGCTTGACGAATCAATGGCGAATCAATGACGAATCAATGACGATGCGTCTGTAGAAATATCACGATAATAATCTGATGATTGTGTTCGTAGAGGGACGTCGTCGCATCAGTCGTGTCAAGGGCGTGCGTCGGTCTAAATATCAAGATAGTAGTCCCATGAAATGCGGATTTTTGAAGCCCTTTTCAAGGGCGTGAGCGGTATGGCGAGCAAAAATGGCGCAATTTCGCACCCACTACTTAACGAAGGAAATTGCATACGTGAGTACTCAACAATCAGGCCAAGATACAATGGATACTAAAATGATTTAAAAGAAATGTATCGAATTGGCTGATTTTGAGTGCTCACGTATGAAAGTTCCTTCGTTAAGGAGTGGATGCGAAATTGCGCCATTTTTGGTTCGCTACATGGGGCGTGAGTACTAAATGTTGGACACGAAGCCATTTGAACCATTTCATGCTTCCCAAACGAGGATTTTGGAAGGATGAACACAAGATGAGGTCGGTATGGCGAACAAAAAATGGCGCAATTTCGCACCCAAATAGAGACACACGCCCTTAAAAGTGCCTCCTTCGAAATCCGGATTTCATCTTTTGTCAATCCTTCCAACATCTTCGTTTGGGAGGGATAGCATTGAAAGTTACACAAGATGATAGCATGACGACGATGCGCTCTGTCGAAATATCGATATAATAGCATGATTTTGCGTTCGTAGAATGACGTCGCATCAGTCTTGTTAAAGGGCGTGCATGAGAGTCGTGTTGAAGGACGTGCATGCCATCCGTGCAACGTAGCGATGTGTCATTCGAACCCACGCGAGTCACAGGATGATAGCATGCCGATGTGTCATTCGCACTCACACGAGTCACAGGATGATAGCATGCCGATGTGTCTGTCGAAATATCAAGATGATAGTATGAGGATTTTTTCGTAGAGGGACGTGTGTGCGATTCTTGTTACAGGACGTCGCAATATGTGAAGGGGCGTGCGTGGCACTGCTTGCGAGTCGTGTGGCTCGTTAAACGGCGTGCGTGCGAGTCGTGCAACATAGCGATGTGTCTGTTGAACTCACACGAGTGTCACAAGATGATAGCATGCCGATGTGTCTGTCGATTCAGTGTCGAACTCACACGAGTCAACATTATCCATCGCAAACGCAGACTTTGGAAGGATTGACAAAAGATGAAATCCGGATTTCGAAGGAAGCACTTTTCAAGGGCGTGAGTACTCGTTTTGGGCTACGAACCATTGAAAATATCAATCGAAAATCCGGATTTCATCTTGTGGTTCATCCTTCCAAAATCATCGTTTGGGGAGCATAAACTTGACTCACACGATGATGATTGCACGATTGCGCGACGATGTTTCCGTAGAAAGCACACGATGCTCATAACATGATGATGCGTCTGTCGAGAATCAAGATCGCTCGTCGACGTTTTCACAGAACGATTTGGTCTTGATGTTCATTTGTGTCCTTTTCTATCAGGTAGAATAGTTCACCGTCTTTTCTTCGCGACCATCTTTCGAGTCAGTCGCATCCATGGTCTTCGAATCATCATCACTTTTGAAAAGAACCTCTCGACTCAATTCAGGAACAGTGTCGATATCCAACTTGGTGAGTAACATGTTTAATTCGGAACTTTGCTTTTTATTTTGACCATACGAGAATGATGAAAATTGCAACATCGCTAAACTCACTGTGGATACGGACCCTGCCACAAATCCCAATGTTGGGTTGCTATAGTATCCAGACGAAAAACTAATGATACCGCCAATCGCGACTAGCACTTTGGACAGTGTCTCGAATACTTGACCGGTGAATTTCCAGCATTTTTTCTCCTTGATTGCACTTTTCACATCGCTAATGTACATGGGCTCAATCAAATCCTTCATAATTTGCACCTTGATGTTCTCGCCTACCTCGATATCGGCCAGGTGATTGACCGGTTTTTTCATCGCGTTTCTAGTCAACGATGAGCGCAATTCGGACACGGCGTTCGTGAAAGTCATGGTTTAATTCTACTATTTTTATAACATTCAACAATCGTTTCGCGACACCATTGTCACACCAACTCACCACTGCAACTCACCACTGCAACTCACCCAACGAAGGACCGTCGAAGGTTCGTGTTTCCACGCACGCGTGCACATTCGCTCACGCGTGCGTGCGATGTGAGAACGTTTTACTTGAGTGGTGGACTCGTCATGGAGACGTTCATCAAAACCCTTCGTTTGTTTTGTCGACGATTTGTTCATGCTCCCCAAACGACGATTTTGGAGGGCCGAACCAACCTTTCCGAAGGCGTTTCCATGGGACGCACTTTTCAACGATTCGTAGCCCAAGTCGAGTACTCACGCCCTTGAAAAGGACTTCCAATGGAAACGCATTCGGAAAGGCTGACCCGACCTAGCCTTCCAAAATCTTCGTTTGGGATGGGTAAAGATGGAACAAACGTTTCGGAACGATGCTCGTGTGGGTCTGGAATGCACGCTCTTCGAAACGGGTGGCATGCACGCTCTTTGACACAGTGGACCCATCATGACAGCATCAGGCATGCGGTGTGCGTTCGTTCGACAGACGAATCCGCAATGATTACGCATGCTATCTATCATCATCTTGTGACCGGTGACGGTGAAGTTGTTGAGTTCGCCTGTCAATCATCATGCTATCATCATCGTGTGAGTTGGACATCATCGTGTGAGTTGGACATCATCGTGTGAGAATCATGCCATGCTATCCGTGGCCGTCAATCGGCACGGACCGTATCATGCCTTCGGTTTTCTTGATGACCGACTCTTTCTTGATCAGGCTGATCAGGTCCTTTCGCTCCACGTCGCTCATGTGAATGCCACGCGACTTCATGAACGCCTGCAGTTGCTCCGACTGATGCACCTGCTTGTTGACGCTGCGTTTCGTCCGTCGACTCATGTAAAACAGGAGTGGGTAGTCGCACGAGCGGACGCCGTCCTGGTTCACCTGCTGTAGCATCTCGTGCAACTTTTCCTCGTGTTTCCGGTGCAGTGCTCGCAAGTGTCGCAGCTGAATCACGTGATCGCGGATGGTGTGACGCACTGAAACGATCTCACGAATAATCGACTGGAACTCGTACTGGCTGATGATGTGGCGTTCTTCCATCTCACTGGTTTCAAACATGCGCGAAGAGAGCGGTAGTGCGCTCAGTGCGCGCTCGTTGGTCTCTAGGATGCTCATGGTGGGGACAGCCGATTGCACGTCGGCGGGACTTGGCCGGGCGTAACGGTCGTCTTCTGCGACCCGGTCGTCTTCCGTTGGCCCGGCGTCGTCCGATTCGGCTTTGGCGACGGACGCGGTGGTTAACATCGGCGCATCAAACATTCGGGCGATCATGCGCGCATCATCACCGTCCGAGCGTTCCAATGAGCCGATGTTGTCATCCGAGGCCACGTCGACGACGAGAGTCTCGAACATCCGCTCCAGAAGCGTCGTCGGGAGAGCGTCGCTCATCGCACCGCGACCACCGACGCTCTCTGCGTGCACATCGGGAGTCGCGAGCGTGGTCGGGGGCGTGCGCATCTCTGCGGAGAACATTCGGCTCAGCAGGTCGTACGGGTACAACTCGTGCGCATTTTCGTCCGAATCGTCGTCGTCCGAGTGAGACGAGCACGGTGTCGGACGTTCAATCATCGTGTGATTATCTTATGGCATGACCTTAACACTTTTTTATGAATTACTTTACAAAAAAATGGAGTATAAAGATGTACGATACGAATCCGCATTTATCCAATAAGGAACTTGTCGAAAATTTGCGCGGCGGTGCGCATCAAGGCGCTGGATTGGATGTATCATCTACCAAGTCCACGAACGCCAAGCGGGTGCCAAACGCCATCGGGCTCATCACCGTGTCCCTATTGGCGCTACACGCATCCGCGTACCACAGCGACGTCACGCAAGTCGGCTTTGTGCTCATTTCACTGGTTAGTGCAATGCTTACGCTACACGCCGGTTTGTCGACGTACAAAGAGCAGGCGGACCAGACCACCGCCACGACCGACGGGTGGCTCTCGACCGGCTTTCTGTTGGCGAACGCTTGTCTTCTGCTCCTGCTCGGCGTTAGGTCGCTCATCGCACTGGTGTATTGATCCATTGTTCCACCCGCTTCCGACGAAATGACTTAAATGTTCGGGCATAACGATATACGCAATGAGGTGGTTTGCATCTTGGTTTCCGACGTGGCGTCCGACGCACGACGGTGAGTCTACGGTAGACAGCCTCTCCGACCATCTGGTGCAGTACAACAAGACCTACAAGCCGTTTATGCATCCGTGGGCGGTCGAGCTTACCATCCGACACGAAAAGGCGCATTGGGTCGAGGAGGAGATCGACCTGTCGGAGGACGTGCAGGATTGGAAGTCGGGGAAGATGTCGACCTTGGAGAAGGCGTACGTGACGAACATTCTACGCCTCTTCACGCAGTCGGACGTGGCGGTCGGTCAAAACTACTACGATTACTACATCCCCCTCTTTAAAAACAACGAAATCCGCAACATGCTCGGGTCGTTCGCGTGCCGCGAAGGCACGCATCAGCGGTCGTACGCGCTGTTCACCGACACGCTGTGCCTGCCCGACTCGGAGTACCACGCGTTCTTGTCCTACGTCGAGATGACGGACAAGGTCGAGTACATGCAAACGGCCGACCTGCGCACGACCCGGGGGGTCGCCTTGGCCCTCGTCAAGTCGGTATTCAACGAGGGCGTGTCGTTGTTCTCGTCCTTTGCGATGCTGTTGCACTTTCAGCGCTACGGGAAGATGAAGGGGATGGGCAAGGTCGTCGAGTGGAGCGTCCGCGACGAGACGATGCACGTCGAGGGCATCACCCACCTGTTCCACAAGGTGTGCGCCGACGTGCCCAATTTGACGCCCTCCGACCTGGCCGCCCCCATCCAGGACATCGCGAATCAAGTCATCGCACTCGAGGACCGCTTCATCGATTTGGCCTACAGCGAAATCGGAACCATGGAAAATATGACGAAGGACGACATGAAGCAATATATCCGGTACATCGCGGACAATCGGCTGGTATGCCTCGGTCAACCACCACTGTTCAACATTGCGAAGAACCCACTGCCCTGGATGGAGTGGATTCTCAACGGCGTCGACCACACCAACTTTTTTGAAAACAAGGTGACCGAGTACGACGTCGGCGGCTTGAAAGGTACCTGGATCGGCGCCTATGCATCGGACGACGTGGCAAGCGACGTATCGAGATAGAGATTCATTTGCCGGCCTGCTGACAATCAATCCGCCCACCATTGACCTTGTGGATGAGCCTTGTGGCGACTCACGGGCGATCCAAAAAGTCGCACTTTCACCTCTCGGATGAAATGCGTATGAAAACGTAGAGAAGAAAGTCCATAACAATAAAAGCAAAGATTTGGGTAAGTCAAAGCGCAAGAAATGCCATGAAAGGGACTATTAGAGTCGATTTGACTTGCCCAAATCTTTGCTTTTCTTGTTATCGACTTTCTTCTCTACGTTTTCATGCCACTTTTGAATTTGGGCTAACGAACGATTGAAAAGTGCGTCTAAATTTATCCCTCCCAAACGAAGATTTTGGAACGATGAACAAAAGATGAAATGCGGATTTAGACTGAAGCACTTTTCAAGGGCGTTAGTACTCGATTTGGGCCACGAACCATTGAAAACTCAGTCGAAAATCCGCATTTCATCTTTTGTTCATCGTTCCAAAATCTTCGTTTGGGGAGCATAATGTTTGTTTGACCTTCCAGAATCTTCGTTTGGGAGGGCTAAAATTCCGGATTTCATCGTTTGTTTATCCTTCCAACATCTTCGTTTGAGGAGCATAAAAGTGCGACTTTTTGCTCGCCACAGCATCATTGGGCCATCAACCACAAATAGGCTGCGAACGTGAATGCCACTCGAATGCTTACCGCGGCGTCTTCCCATGTCGGTATGATGAGCAAAACAAAATGCGCGAATCCTATCCATCCGAAACGAAGCGAAATCCGGATGTTCGAAGCACTTTTCAATGGTTAGTTGCCCAAATCGAGTACTCACGACCTTGAAAAGTGCTTCGAACATCCGGATTTCATCTTTTGTTCCTCCTTCCAAAATCTTCGTTCGGATGGATAGGATTCGCGCTTTCTTTTTGCTCGCTACAGGGCAATGATGATAGTGTATCCATGTTGACCGTGCAATGTTGCGCCACCCAAACGAAGCATCGGGAAGACGGAAAGTCCAATGGTTAGTGGACCAAATGTATGCCTCCCAAACGAAGATTTTGGAGGGAGGAACAAAAGATGAAATCCGGATGTTCGAAGCACTTTTCAAGGTCGTGAGTACTCGATTTGGGCGAAGAAACTTTGTCGAAAATCAACATTTCATCTTTGGTTCATCCTTCCAAAATCTTCGTTTGGAGAGCATAACATGCAGTGCTCCGTACTTGAAAAGTGCTTACTTCGAAATCCGCATCTTCATCTTTTGTTCCTCCCTCCCAACTCTTTGGACACGTGCCACTCATCACGGCACAGTGTAGACTGTAAACACTTTACACACTGTACGTGCACATCCCATGTGGGAAACAGCATCTACGAGACTTACCCACGCCTGATTGGGCCCTTCATTCTGAGCATCATGTTTGTCGTCGTCAGTGGGCTTGCCCAATCCGGCTTGCGGTAAGTCTCGGAAATGCTGTGTTTCCCACATGGCACCGCATCCGCGTGATGGCAGTTGCTTCAACTCAAAGCACGAGCGAGTGCATGTCTCGGTCACGCCCGATGCATATCGTGGCCTCATTCTTTGCGTCGTGGAGGGCCAGCACCTCGCCTTCAAAGAAGCACAGTAGATTGTAAGGGTAGTAAAAGACGCACAGCGTCAGGAATAGCATCGTATTCCCATCCGCAATCTCCTTGATGATAGAGAACAACAGCACGCTATGGATGAGCCGACGTTCTGTCTCGTTGGAATGGATGGACGACCGGTACGTCCGTTTGACGTCCTCGCACGAGTGAGTTGTCAGCAGCTGCCTAGTGTGCAGCATCTCGGTCACCGTGCCCCAGATGAGCGTCTCGTAATACCCGAACCACGACGTGCGATTGATTTTCGACACGATGAACTCGATGACACTTCGCTTGGTCGTGTGTTGGAATGATGCGATGGCCAGAATCGGCTGCACAGGCTCGCGAGACTCTATCTCACGGGCATCCCCCGCGCTCGACGACGCAAAGTGAGGCAGTTCATACTTGGTCATATTTGGAAAGAGGGTGCGAATGAACATGCGCTCGTCGTTGGACATGAACGAAATGACGCGTCGAATGCTTGCAACGGACACGCGTCTAACGCCGGTAGATGGCAGTTCGACGTAGGTTGGGTGTTGTTCCATGCGCGGTGGCGTCGTCGTCGAAGAGTCGTACCAATCTCGATGATACGATGGGTGAGCCTCCTCGTAGTCGTGGAGTGGCTGTGTTTCGTCGGTTGGAACGCTCTCCGATGCGGCGACCGTGTCCTCCTCGTCTGGTGAAGTCTGGCGTTCCGCGCGGTGGAGCGGTGGCGTTTCGTCGGTTGGCCCGTGGTGTTCCGATGCGCTCACCGTGTCCTCCTCGTCGGGCGACGACGGGCGTTCGGCGTCGAAGTGGGGCGGTGGCGTTTCGTCGGTCGGAACGGCGCCGTGGTGCTCGTCCGTCTCGTCTGGCGATGCCGGACGTTCAACGTCGTGGGGCGGTGGCGCTTCGTCGGTCTGAGCGGCATCTTGGCGATCGGACTCGTCATCCTCGTCTGGTGGCGACTGGAGTTCGGCGTGGTAGAGTGGTGGTGGTGGTGGTGGCGTTTGCGATGCGGCGACCTCTGACTCGTCGGGCGACGATGGGCGTTCGTCGTGGTGGTTCGGCTGCGTTTCGTCGGTCGGAAAGACGACCGTCGCTTGATTCGGAGACGTGTCGGCGGTTTCGGCTGTTTCGGTGGTGTCGGCGGTGTCTGTTGGTACTGTCTCATTCGAACCATCGTCTCCCGTCTGGTCGGATGAAGGGAGGTCCTTGTGGACGATGAACCGCACGTTTTCGTCTGCAACATCGAGGTCCCGTTCGGAGCGTGGGCGTTCGACCGCGGGTGGTAGTGCGGGACGCTCAGACACGGCCTCTCCACCGGCATCACTGGTCGCGGCGGTGGATATCGGCACATGTACAGCCACTTCGGGCACGCTGTGTCCACCACGGCGACGACGCTTACTATCACCGGGCTTTGGTTTTCCGGGCGACGTTTCGTGGTCGTGCGAGCGTGCTCCATGTTTCATCACCTCATCGTACCTCGACTCTATGTAGAGATGATACTGGACATTTCGATTGTCCAGAACAATGGTCACCTTGTCGTTTATATGACGCGCAATGGCCGTGTTCAACTCCACCAGCCGCTTCTCTTTAAACAGTTGAAAGTACGGTGTTTTGTTGCCATAATGGACGTGAGAACTAGGCAAACGGACGCTTTTCGTTTTGTTAACGTATTTTAGATACTCTCGCATGTGTCTGAGTGATACGTCGCATGTTCTAAACGTAAAATCGTCCGTGTCATCGCCACCGGGCCGTGTTCAGTCCACCCACTCAACGGTCATTTCGCAACCGATGGCAAGTACTTATATCAAGCCATATGGCCGGCCTGGCCCCCAAACGACGATTTGGGAAGGAGGAACAAAAGATGAAATGCGGATTCGGAAGGAGGAACAAAAGATGAAATGCGGATTTTCGTTCGACTTTTCAATACTCACGGTTTGGGAGGGGTAAATCCTTTCATCGTTTGTTGTTCATCCTTCCCAAAAGGGATGCATGGAATCACGATGCCGAACTAACGGTCCAGTAACGGATGCGAAGCGACGTAGTTGGTAGGCAATGGTACGTCCCGTCCATGTGGGCAGATGGGCTTGTAGAATGATTTAAATGCACGGTCGAGTCTTGGGCGAAAAGAATGCCCAAGGTCGTGATTGTGGACACCGAGACGACCGGACTTCCTACGAAGAGGGGGAAAAGTGCACTAATCGAGCCGAATGTCTGGCCCGACATCGTGTCGGTGAGCTGGTCGGTCTTCTCCGACGGACAGAAGCAATCGCAACGAACCTACATAGTCAAACCGGAACACTGGACCATCACGGCCGAGTCGAGTGCCATACACGGCATCACTCACGCGCATGCGATGAGCCACGGCGCATCCCTGCGTCGCGCGATGGACGAGCTCAAATCCGAGTTACGTTGCCACACTGCTGGAGGCAAGGTCCGCGTCGTGGCGCACAACCTCGCATTCGACCGAAACGTGCTGTTCAACGCGTGGAAATGGCGTTTAGACGAAGACCCAAGCGAGTTCTGGCAGTGCGATGAGACATGCACGATGCTCAAATCGGAAGGCGAGCTCAAGTTGCCGCATCCCGCGGGTGGCTTCAAATGGCCGTCGTTGGCGGAGTTATGGGAAGACACCTTCAAGACGCGCCCGCCCGAGAACGCCCACGCGGCCGACCGCGACGTGAGCGTTTTGGAGCAAATATGCATGGCACGGTGGAAAGATCCCATCTTCATGGGATAAAACCATCGTCTGTTATGGCGACCCTCATCGTCGCGCTCGCAGTCGCTGGCACTCACTGCACACCTGATCTGTCACCGTGCTGTATGGCGAACAAAAAACCGCGCTTGCGAAATTGCGGGCGCTACCGCAAACCGCGATGCGCCCGCTATATTCACACGACTCGAAGCTCTCCCAGACGCGGAACGTCGGGGTTGACCGTGTCGTATCGTCGCTTTAGTCCGAATAGTATCACCTTGCATCCGATGGATAGCGACACCGTGACCACAATCGACACCGAGTCGATCAGCACCCCGTAGACGAGTGTGGTTGCGCTTGCGACGAACGATATGCCCAAGTAGGCCATGGAAATGTCGTCGGATTGTTTGCACCGGATGATTTTCGCGATTTGCGGAATGTACTGCACAACGAATAATATCCCACCCAAAAACCCGACCCCCTCTTTCCAATCCACCGGCATTGTAACACGTTCGCATCTTCTAAACACACTTGGACATCCATCTATCTATTCACACGGATATGGAACCTTTCAATTTTATGCTCCCCAAAAACGAAGATTTAGGACGTTCGGACCAGAATTTCTGAGATTTGACTGTGGCGAGCAAAGTTTATGCTCCCCAAACGAAGATTTGGGAAGGAGTAACAAAAGAAGAAATCCGGATTTCGAAGGAAGCACTTTTCAATGGCTCGTAGCCCAAATCGAGTACTCACGCTCTTGAAAAGTGCTTCCTTCGAAATCCGGATTTCTTCTTTTGTTCCTCCTTCCCAAATCTTCGTTTGGAGAGCATAAACTTTGGAAGGACTCGCCGTGTAGCGAACAAAAGATGAAATCCGGATTTCGAAGGAAGCACTTTTCAAGGGGACCAAAAATGATTTAAAAAGGTCTCGCGCGAATTGCCGTCGAATCATTCATTCGCATGTCCAGCGCCCTTTTGCAAAGAGGAGTGGTCAACTTTTTCTCGGGGAAGGACGCGTTTCGCTCGCTGAGCAACTTTTGGGAGTGCACGGTCGTGCTCGACGGTCGGGAGTACGAGAGTGGCGAGCACGCGTTTCACGGCGAAAAGTACACGCGCATCGGCGAGAAATGCGAGGACCCGGTGCGACGGCGAGTCTTGCTCGAGTATGGTCGCACGTTCCTGCGACCGTCCCTATACAATACATCGGCCGTCGCCAAGCGCATGGGCGGGAAACGAGGGTTGGAACTGAGCAGCGTCGAATTGCGGGCGTGGGACGCGCTGTGCCTGGACGTGCAGTTTGCCATCTGCCAGTGGAAGTCGAGCCAGTATGAGACGGTGCGGGACGACCTGCGGAAAAGCGCCGGCAAGATCCTCATCCACCCGGCCCTGCGATGCAGCGAGGCGAATCTCGCGTCGAGGGTCTGGGAGGGGAAGGGTGTGGTGCAGGACGGGCGCATCGTAGTGTTGGGTCGCAACACGCTCGGACGCATGTGGATGCAGATCCGCGACGATATGGGCGTGTGACGGATTGCGATGCGATACATCGCACGAGAATGTAATCAGGTACTCACACCCTTGACAAGTGATTCAACATCCACACTTCGTCTCTTGTTCAAAATATATGCTTCCCAAACGATTTAGGAAGACTGAACGAACCGTTCCGAGTGCGTGATTTCCGAGTGCGTTCGAGTACTCACGCCCTTGACAGGTGCGTCGAAAGCACACTCGGAAAGGTTGGCTCGGCCTTCCACAATCAAAGTTGCACATTTCGTAGTTGCATTTTGCCCTGAGGCCGACGCCGGTAACAAACTGACTCAGCGCCTAAAAATTGACGCAATGGATGATGCGCCACTCAGGGCCGCGGCAACTTTGTTTACACGAGTGAGAACCACACATAAAGCCACGCTATCGTTACTACTATTTTCGAAGCACGCTTCAAGGGCGTGAGTACTCGATTTGGGCTACGAATCGTTGAAAGCTCGATCGAAAATCCGCATTTCATCTTTTTGTTCATCCTTCCAACATCTTCGTTTGTGGAGCATACATAGACTTTCAGAATGCGCTTTCGAAGCACTTTTCAACGTTTTCGTAGCCCAAATCCTGTACTCACACCCTTGAAGCGTGCGTCGAAAACGCACTCTGAAAGGTCTACAAAAGGTTTGTTCGACCTTCCAAAATCTTCGTTTGGGAGGGGTAAACGTTGCAAGATGATACAAAAGATGGCATGTGATGTGTTGGTTTTCTGGGATGCTATGCTCTTTTGTAACAACTTTATGCTCCCCAAACGAAGATTTTGGAAGACCGAACAAACATTTCAGAAAGCGTTTTCGAAGCAATTTTATGCTCCCCAAACGAAGATTTTGGACGGTCGAACCAACGTTTCCGAATGCGTTTTCGAAGCACTTTTCAACGATTCGTAGCCCAAATCTAGTACTCAAACCCTTGAAAAGTGCTTCGAAATCGCATTCGGAAACGTTGGTTCGACCGTCCAAAATCTTCGTTTGGGAGGGGTAAATTTTCAACGTTTTGTAGCCCAAATCGAGTACTCAAGCCCCTGAAAAGTGCTTCGAAAACGTGTTCTGAAATGTTTGTTCGGTCTTCCAAAATCTTCGTTTGGGAAGGGTAAACTTTGCAAGATGATTCAAAAGATAGCAGCATTCGGTCGCGTGCGTTTGTATTTTCGAAGCACTTTTCAACGATTCGTAGCCCAAATAGAGTAATCAAGCCCTTTAACATTGCTTCGAAAAAGCATTCGGAAACGCATTCGGAAACGCCTTCAGAAACGCATTCGGAAACGTCGGTTCTACCGTCCAAAATCTTCGTTTGGGGAGCATAAATTTTTACAAAGATACAAACTTTATGCTCCCAAACGACGATTTTGTAACGATGAACAAAAGATGAAATGCGGATTTGCGACTGAGTTTTCAACGATTCGTAGCCCAAATCGAGTACTCACGACCTTGAAAAGTGTTTCGAAAATCCGGATTTCATTTTTTGTTCCTCCTTCCAAAATCTTCGTTTGGGAGGGGTAAACTTATCCATCCGGAAAAGTTAAAACACTTCGTCATGATGTCATGCTATGCCATATGATGCGTTGGTCAGTCTTTTGTAACAAGTTTACCCCCCCCAAACGAAGATTTTGGAAGGAGGAACAAAAAACGATGAAATCCGGATTTTCGACTGACTTTTCAATGGTTCGTAGACCAAATCGAGTACTCACGCCCTTGAAAAGTGCTTCGAAAATCCGGATAGCATGCTACTATGCCATATGATGCTTTGGTTCGACCAGACCCTACGACGAGCCACGTGGGAGAGCGGCGCGGAACCCCCGAGCTGATGTTCGGGCTCGACCCGGTGGTGAAGGCCTTGCACGTCGCCTCTAACCAAAATGGGACGGTGCCTTTTCCGACTGCGTGTCCCAGGTGGCGCATGATTACAAAACCAAACATGCCTTGCGCTGCGACGTTTTGATTGATATCTTTTGTGACATGTTTGCAAGATGACACAGCTTTTATGACAAAAGATGCAAACACCCAATACATGCCTTGCGGTGCGACGTTTTGCTTTATGATGCTATCTTTTGTAACAAGTTTATGCTCCCCAAACGAAGATTTTGGAAGACCGAACAAACATTTCAGAAAGCGTTTTCGAAGCAATTTTCAACGTTTTGTAGCCCAAATCGAGTACTCAAGCCCCTGAAAAGTGCTTCGAAAACGTGTTCTGAAATGTTTGTTCGGTCTTCCAAAATCTTCGTTTGGGAAGGGTAAAGTTTACCCCTCCCAAAAGGGCTAAGATTCGTTGAAAAGTGCTTCCCGGGAACAAACCTTGCAGAATGCGTTTCCCCGGGAAGCACTTTTCAAGTGGGAAGCACTTTTCAAGTGAGAGACAAATGTATTTGGGATACAAATTGTTGATGCTTCCGGTGGAAACGCATTCGCGTGCGCAGCTATGGAAATGTCCACGTTTCGGACTCACCCTCCGATCATCCAGGGCTCGATGCGGAACAACAACAGCAAGTATTTGGGAATGTTAATGCACCAAAATGGATTCTAATGGTCGAAACAATTACCTTTTTGGGTGTTTTCCGACCCAAATCATTGCTTTTGTTGTTATCGATTGTTCTTATCTACGATTTTCATGCCACTTTCGACCGAGGGCTGAAAGTGCGACTTTTTTGCTCGCCACAATGGTACTCACGCCCTTGAAAAGTGCGTCGAACAGTTATGGCTCCCAAACGACAACATTTGGTACTCACACCCTTGAAAAGTGCTTCGAACAGACAGTGACATTGGTGTCTCGAACAAAGATGTTGGAAGGCTGACTTAGGCTGTTCTAACCTTGGAAAATCCGTTCTCATGGTTTCACTCGGCAACCCAACGTCTTTGTTCTGGACATTCTGGGTACCATGCGCATCTCACGGGCGTGCGTGCGTGCGTGCCTCGTCGTCCATGTCGTCCATGTAGTCCATGTCGTCCATGTGCTTTCACCCTCGTCGTCGAGTCAGTACGGTGCAGACATCGCCCGTACCTCTATCCGTAGGCTTCTTGCGCGTAAACTCGCTCGTTTTCCACGCCATGTCGCAGTGTCTCCGGTCGTTCACACACCAACCCGATTGTAACCCTGTCTTACAGTACATCGGAAAGTCCCCGGGACAGCGTTTCGCAGAGGACGGTGGTTCCGTAGGTGCTCGTGCCGTGCTCGGCGGTGAGGGGCCCTGGACCTGGACCTTCGTCGCACCTGGCTTCGTGTCGGTCAATCGGGTGGACGGGTTCCCCACCGACCACAGCAGCCTCATAAGCGCCACGACGGCCCGATAGGGCAGGGTGACGGTCGCGTTCGCCATTCGAAACCACACCGACGAGGATACCGCCTTCCATCTTCCGGGCAGTTGCCTGCCAATGCCACACACGAGCCGGACGATGCGCGTGAACCACAGCAGCGCTTCGGCCGTCAGATTGGCGTACTGCATCGCAAAAGCATACACGCCGTACACTACGCTCTCAAAAAGCATCGGGATGTACTGGGCGCAGGTGACGCACGCAAAAAGCATCGACTTGCATCCTCGGAGCACGGTCTTGGCCAACTGCACGATCCGCGAGTCGCGCACCGTCGCAAAGATGCGATAGCACATGCCAAAGGTCGCGCGGATCGTCCCCAAGAGGGTCATTGGGTTTGTCGCGTTCGCATCCACGCCCAGTTGCTGCGTGATCGCGTGGCTGCACAGCTTGCTTTCGGCCTCGACGTGCTCGACGGTCGAGGCCGCCATCTCGACCGGACTGCCACGCTGTAGCGAATCTTGGAGCGCCTCGCGACTGTTATCGGCGTCGACGAGCGCCTCCATAAACACACTCACGTTACGCTGCGACGGGGCATCGGTTCCGTCCGAGTCGTCGGCCGAATAGTAGTCCGAGTCGTCGGCCGAATCGTCCGCCGAATCGTAGTCCGACGGGTCGGTGTCGTCTTCGATCGGAGCGGTGACGAACGAGGCGATTTCCGACGCCACGTCCGAAAAGGCGTCGGGGCGGGTTGCGTAAAACGCGATGAATCGACGCTCGTTGTGTGCTTGCTGTTCGGGAGTCCGATGGTGTTTCGAAATGTTCCGCAACATCCTGCCCCATCGCTCGTCGGGGTCGTGCTCGTCCTCGACGAGATGGCCACACCGGACGCAGTGCGCCAGCACGGCCAGCTCGTCGTCGTCGAGTCGTGGGTCGGGCGATGCGTCGTACTTGCGCCGGAGGTGCTCCCACGCGCCTCGACAGAACGCCTCGTACAGCGCTCTCGTGCCGTTTTCACCTTCGACCAGCGCGCCGACCTCGTGCAAGATGGACGCGCCATCGACCGTCCACGCTTCGTCGTCGCCGATGGTCGAGGTGGACTTTAAGAGCGATGCGAGGTTCTCCACGGGAAGGGACTTCGAGACGCGCTCCGGCCAGTACCCCATTGCATCTAGCTCTTTGACTTTGTCGATGATGGTTCCAATCGCAAAGTCGTTCGAGTCGTTCGAGTCGTTCGAGTCGTTCGAGTCGTTCGAGTCGGGCGGTGGTGCTTTGGCATGCAACGCTCCGCCCAGCGCCGGGGGGGCTCGCCGACACGATCGCACTCGTTTCATTTTTACCCCTCCCAAACGAAGATTTTGGAAGGATGAACAAACGATGAAATGCGGATGTTCGAAACACTTTTCAAGGGTGTGAGTACTCGATTTGGGCTACGAATCGTTGAAAACTCCATCGAAAATCCGCATTTCATCTTTTGTTCATCCTTCCAAAATCT